CCCCCAAACCAGTTGTTCGCTGCGTAATTTCCAAACGCCCCACCCATACCACCCGCTGCCATGCCGAGTAACTGGTAGCCAATCGGTTGCTGGTTGGCGGCGTAATTCATCTGCTGGTTGTATGAGTTCATGGCGAACTGCTGACCTTGCGCCCCAGCGTTGGGGTTCAGGCCAACCCCCGACTGAATGCCCATCGGATTGAACGGACTCGCGCCTTGCTGCGCCCCGCTGATCTGGCCGAACTGGGCGACCGGCGTTGTGCCACTCAGGAAACTGGCGGCATTCGCCAGTCGTTGCTGGCGCATCCTCCACGCGGCGTCACCCGTCGATAACGCCTCGGCGGCAGCCGCACCCGATCCCAAAACATTGCCCCGGGCAGTCTGTGCCGCCTGCTCCGCCTCAGTCACCTCCCGCCTCATGCCGGGCGCCAGTGCGTAACCCCGATCAAGATCGGCTTTCGCTGCCTCACCCAACATCTCGCGAATCTCGTACCCGGTCGGATCGGCGGCTTTCAGTTCCTCAATACGCTGCTTGACAAAATCTGTGCCGTACTTCTGCTGCACATCCAACATCGACTTGGCCATGAAATCAGCAGCTTCCGCCCCGAACTCCATCTCCTCCCGGGTTGCGTCCGCATCCGAGATCCCGGCAAAATCATAGGTGACCTCCCGAAGATCAGGCACCAGCTTGCCCGACTCGTCCCGCTTCAAAACCATGTCGCCTTCGCGAAACGTGGGTATGTTAACCGTAACCGATTTGCCGTACTTCATCGCATTGGCGATGAGTTTCTTGACGGCAGCACCTTCGATGTCCGCCCATACGCCAGCCTGGTTCGCCGCCGCCATGTTGGCTGGATCGGGAAAATCTGGATCTGAATACATTCCCATAACTAAAATTCCTCCTTCAGGAATAACTCCCGAACTTTTAAACTAATGTTTCTCATATGATCGTTTCCGCCGGTCAAATACGCCACCAACAACGCCAACTCGGTCAACTGGTCGCGTATCACTAAAGCATAATTTCTTCGCGTTGTGTCTTTCTCCATCCAGTCATTTGAATCAATCCACGCATTTAGACTGGTCAAATGCAACGGCAACAACGCCGACTTGTGCGTGTGGAAAAATACGTTGCTCGGCAAATCGACTAACAGCAGTTGAGCCAGACGATAACTCTTTTCGCGCACCCACTTCTTCGGTTCGTCCACCAGGTCATCAATCAAACGCGCCGACCCGGCGATGATCGAAAGATAATTCCAGGCCGCCTCATTTCCGTTGGCGCAAAGTCTCATCGCTTCATGTACTTTCTCGTCATAGGTCAAGACTCCACCCCCACGCTATTGAGAAATCCGCCCGCATGGATGGATCGCAGTGCGAGATATTTGCTGTCGCTCCCCGCCTGCGCGGATTGCTTGAAATTGAATTGTAACTCGCGGAACTCCGGGTACTGAGTCATCGAATATCGGAACCGCGTCACCGCACCACTGCCAAGCGTCGATGGCAGCGTGAACGTCAGGCGTAACTCTCCCGATCCGGTGTCCAGTTCATCCGCCAGGTTTTTATCGGCCTCGTTATCCAGCAATACCCCGATATCGATCATCGCATCGCTACGGTCGAACTCGAACTCAGCGAACTCCGCGCCCTTCGCTGTCATCTGTTCGCCAAACGTGAATGCGCGGGTGATTGCCTCCCAACCGGTGTCTTTAAATGTCGTTGTGGTCTTGTCCTGGAAATCTGTATCGACGAGGTTGATGTCCTCCATGAAATCGCGGAACTGAAGCGGGTTGCCGATCTTGTCCAAGCTAACCAAAAACGGTTTTCCTCCGGTGAACTGAGTCACCGCGTAATCGACCGGATTGACGTAGCTCGACTCGACTCCCGATGAAATTGTTACCGCACCGCGCCATACGCCCATCCACGATTGCGTGTTGGTGTTGTAGACGAGTGTCGTATCGTTGGTTGTGCTGGAACCGGTCGGGACACTGAGGATGTAACGTCCTCGCCAAAAAATTCCTGTCGCTTTCTCGGCCTGCGCCCAGTTGATCTGGTCGATCACGTTCTGGATCGGGTACGAGATCACACCCACATCCGATGCGACCATGGTCTCCTCCATCGTGCGGCGAATTGACCGAACCCCGGTTCGCGATAGATAAAACAAGTCTTCGCCAACCTGGGCTATCGATCCATGACTCAAACACCCACTCGATGTCGAGATAGTGCGGATCTTGAACGTGCTTGCCGCCGGGACAGTCGGGCTTGCAGTCGCAGGCACCGGGTTGGTGTCTATGACGTAACAACTATTCTTGCAGAACACCACCACGTTGAAACCAACCCAACTCGCCAAACCGGTGATCGGATCTCCGAGACCGACTTTGAATGCGTTGGCAGCCGGGAAGACGGTTGCATCACTTGAGTCTGGAAGAATGTCCGAAACATAAACCTGGTTGTCGCTTGGTTGAACTGCGAAAATCCTAAAATTGTTGTTGACTAGATGCTTGGAATTAGTCGGGCCATCTGGGCATTCTGTAACGGCCCACGCCCCACCCGTCCATTCCACCTGACCGACTCGGTCGTTTGTAACGTGACTCGCGTAAAACAACTTGTCCGCCACCTGGCAACTGTCCACCTGAGCGGTTGTGCTGTTTGCTTTTGCCGATCCAATCGTCGTAACCGTCTCACCCGAATCAACCCCGTAGATGTTCGAGTTAACAAACGCAACCAGTGACTCTTTCCCACCACCTGCTGTACTCGCGTCTGTATCGAAATAGGCCAAGCCTTGGGTGTTCGTGGAAGAAGATGTACCCACCAAATCGGCAAACCGATGGAACCCACGCCGGGATTTCAGTATGCCGTTCTTTTCAGTGTCCAGGTCTTTGAGAAACTCGGCCTGACTCTCGTTGAGGAGGTTCTCGCGGAAGTTGCTTATCTGCCCACCAACGAAACTCGCCTGACGGTCGTATTGAACCGGGTCATCGAGTCCATCGTTGTAGTAGACTGGCATGATTTAAAATCCGAAGTCATTTCGAGTATAGCCCATCCCGTAAACGTCCGGGATGAGTCTGACTTCTTTCGCACTCTGGTTGTTCTCCTGATCCCGCGCCACTTGCATCAAACTGTTCGCCTGCTGAATCTCAAGCTGCGCTTTACCGAATTGACGCGACCGTTTCAACATGTCGCCAGTCGCAAAATGTATCAGCACATTGTCGATGCCGCTGATCATCGCCGTGTCGTAATTGCTGACCATCGGCTTGATCTTTTTCTTGCCAACGATGTACAGGTTGACCGGACTTGCCGCATCATACTTCGGACGCTCGAAAAACTTCACCCGCTGAAACTTGCTGACGTTCTCCCACTCGGGCCAAAAGAACGTATTGCTGGGTTCCGTAGTCGCACGAACCTGCACATATCCGGTGGTAGTCTCTTTGCTGAGTGAATGAATCGCTGACCAAGACTTCGTGCTGGTCACACTGCTGGCAAGCGTCACCGTCTCTTTCTGAATGAAATATTCATAGGAAGCTAGTTCGCCAATAATCGTGATTTGCTTACCGTTGTCCGCACTGTCCGAGGAAAGAAATTGTAACGTGCCGTCTATGTTGAAATTGATTCCAGAACTGTCAATCACACTGAACTGCGCGGAATCCGAATCGGTCTTGAATGAGTCCGGGTTGGTCATGAACTGCGTGATCAATTCGGTCGGCAAAAGATTCGCCTGGTTGTAGGTCACACCAAGAATCGTCTCGAATTGTTGAGGACAAACCATCTCATCCGCCCAGGAATCAACAATCGCAGTCGCTGTGGCACCTGATCCACCGGAAACCAGATCGAAACTTATCGTCGGGGCGGAGGTATAGTCTGACCCAGCAGATGTAATATTAATCTTGGTAACTGCACCACCGCCGATCTCGCTAGTAGCAGTGGCACCACTACCACCGCCGCCAGTAAAAGAAACAGCGGGTGTGGAGGTGTATCCCGATCCGCCATTATCCAGGATGATCTGCGTCAGCCGACCGTCAAACGGCAGCGTGGTCTGCTCAACCTCCAACGTCTCACGCCACAACGCCGAGTTGACAATGTTCTCATGATGCTGGCGGATGAACTCTTTGCACCGAGTCTTCGACGTATCGTCAGTCTTGTTGACCAAGTTGCAGACATATGTCGCGATGTCGGTGAGCGTCATGATGTCAGACCGTAGATCACAAAGTTAGCTTCAGTGGTTGGCCACTGAACTGTAGCTTCATTGTATTGATAAAATTTAATCGTAAAATTCGCTGTGCCTGGAGTTATAAGAATCGGAACCAATTGGTATGTACCCCACGCATGGCCAACAACGATGTAATTTGCACTTGGCAATGCAGTCGTAAACGCAATCGTCATCACTTTTGTTCCTGTGTTTGCCGAACAGTTCGCAGTGTCTATGTTAAACGATTGTGTCCAAGTGAAATCAGTGTATGCGGTGCCTCCTCCCGCGTGACTAAATCTTCCCCACGCTTTAGCGACCATCGGGCCTGCTATTTTTGCTGTAAGAACATCAGCGTCATTTATCCCAGCGGCATTTGGGGCAACGCTTTTCGCAAGAGTTGCTAACCGTGTCACTCCGCTTGTGCCGGTGGTCGCCACCTGCGACTGAACCGCATCCTTAACGGTCGCTTTTCTCAGCTTGTTGCCAGCACCATCCACATCATAAATCAGGACAGTGTCGGTGGTCGGCGCAATCGTGAAAGAATCAGACTTGCCGCTGATCAACGTGTCCGCCACTCGAATATCCGCCGCCGCTGAATCAGTCGCATCCAACTCCAGGTCGGTGTCGAATTTAACCGCATTAATCGAATCGGTTGTCCCAACCAACAACTTGTTTTCATCGACATCCGCCCCGTTCGACATAGCAATATCAGTCGGATTGGCGGCAGCATCGGTGGCATTCACTTTGACCGTCCGGGCCGCCATGTCGTTCAGCTTGCTGTTCTGAACCGCGTCATCCACCAACTG